GCGACGGCGGGCGCCGGAGCACCGGCCGGAGCTGCGGCCGGCCCAACGGCCGGCGCGCCCTTCGCACCCGGCGCCAGCGCGGCCCAGCGCGAAACCGGCGTGCCGTTGCTATCGGTCGCATCGGTGCCGTGATCGATCCAGTCGCGCACGCCGCCGGGGCCGCCCAGCCAGGCGCCCGCCAGCAAGCCGTCGCGCGTGAGGTTGACGCCGCCGATCGAACCGCGTGCCTGCGCGCGATCGTAAATGCCCATGCTGCGCAGCCGGCCGTCGAGATGGCCCATGGCGATGCGATAGGCCGCGTCTTGCGCCGCCGGATTGGCCTGAAAATCCGCCGCCGTCTTGACGTTCTCGAAACCGGGGATCTTGAAGCTGCCGGCCCACTGGTTTTTCGTCAGATCCTCGCCGGTCGCCGGGGCATACAGGCCGGCGTCGGATGCCAGGCCGGTCCCGAGCTGATAGCCGCCGAGATAGCCGGCGGAATTGCGCGCGCCATAGCCGCCGCCCGACTCGCTCTGCAGCAGCGCGGACTGCACCGAAGCACCGGGCACGTACCCGGGCGCGTCGTTGAAGCCGGCCGGCGCGGCGCCCGGCGTGGCGCCCGGCGTCGGCGCGGCCGGCGTCATGCCGCCCGGACGGCCGCCCAGCGACTGCAGAATCATCCGCTGCGCCAGATCCTGCATTTCGAGCTGGCGCTGCAGGATGTTCCGCCGCATCTGCGCGTCCAGGCCGGCTTGCTGCAGGATGGTCGCGCTCTGTTCGCGCTGTTGCTCCCCATAGGCCGCTTGCTGGCCGGCACTCATGGCGGACGTGATGCCCTGCAGGATGGTCGGGCGCGGCCCGAAGCCGGGCGCCGCCGCATTGGCCAGCGTCCCGCCGGCCGCCATCAGCGCGTCGATACTCGCCTGCCTTCCGCCCGGCGTCATGCTGCCGTCGGCGTTCGGCCGCCCGGCCAGGCCGCCGGAAAACACGCCTGACAGCAGCGACAGAACGGGGTCGTCGGATTCGAGCAGGCCGGCCATGCGCCTATCCCAGCAAGGAGGCGCGCGGCGCGCCGTATTGCGGCTGTTGCGCGGCCAGGGCTGCGTTGTGCATTTGCAGCAGCGTCGCCAGCAAGGTCGGCGGCATCCCCGGCGAAAACGCCTGGCCGGGATTGCCGATGCGCAAGTAGTTGGCGTCGCTGGTGCCGTAGCCGCCGCCGGGCGAGCCGCCGACACCGCCGGGCGCGCCGACACCGCCGAGACTTTTCAGCGCCGTGGCCACCTTCGACCAATCCATCGGCGTGGCCGTCGGCATGTCCGACATATCCGGCCCGTAATTGGTGAAATCGGGCGCGGGTCCGTAGCCGAGTGCTGCCATCTATCGGCTCCCCAAATAGCCGCCAAGTCCGCCGATCGCCGCGCCGGCCGCGGCGCCCCATGGGCCGAGCATGGCCCCGGCGGCAGCGCCGGACAGCGCGCCGCCGAGCGCGCCGGTCGCCGGATTGCCCGCGCGCACCGGCTGTGAGCTGGTCGTGGTGCCGCCGTATGGAGAAGACGTCAGCGAATTCTCACGGATCGCGAGCTGTTCCAGCGGGTAGTCGCGCGCCTTCTGCCAGTCGGCCATGGCCGCGCTGTATTGCTGCTGTTGCGATTGCTGTTGCTGGCTGCCGGCGTCGGACAGCGCCGAGGCGCTTTGCAGGCCGAGCTGCTGACCCTGCCCGGCGAGCTGCCCGACGGTTTGCGCCTGCGTCAGCGCGGTCGACACCGCCTTATCCCAGCCTTGCGCGCGGATCGTCGCCGACAAATCGCCGGCCTGGCGCGCCGTCTCGGCGGATAGCACGCCCTGTTGCACGCCGAATCGTGTGCCGCCGAAGGCGCCGGCCGCCGCGGCTTTGGCAGCGAGGTCGTTGCTGGCCAGCGCGCCCTGGCGCTGCACATTGCCGACGGCGTTGGTTTCGACATTGGCCAGATACGGGTTAAGCAGGCTCTGCACCGTGCCGGTCAGGTTGTCGCCGCTGATCCGATCGTTGGCCGCGTTTACCGTGTTGGTGGCTTGCCCGAGATTGTCCCGCACATAGCCGAAAGCGGTTTGCTGGTCCGCCGTCAGCGGCGCGACTTCCGGGCCGCCATAGGCTTCATACGGCCGGTTTGCGGTTTCGTTGGCCTGCTGCACATTCGAGGCCGCGGCGTCCTGCACCCATTGCGGCAACGTGGTCTGATTCGTCACCGTCTGCGCGGGTGCGCTCTTGCCGCCCATTATAGCCTCCACTCGACGGTGACGCCGGACAGCCGCGCGCCCATGCGGGCCACACACACGCGCGCCCATCCCATCCGGCCGGCGCCGACGATGCGCTGCGCGCCTTGCGCGCGCGCCCAATTCTGGATCGCCGGCTGCAGCGCCAGGCAGTCATCGAGATTGCCGGCGGTCAGCCAGACGTTGACTTCGCGCAGCCGCGGATGGTCGTTGATTTCGGTCACCGCGCAGCCGGAATCGTGCTGCCAGAATTGCGCGCGCCCATCGAGCAGCATCGGCATCACGTCTTCCTGGAAACGATGCGTGCCGCCGCCGGCCAGCAGCGCCGCGTCGAGACGGCCCAGCATGGTGCGCTGCGCCTCGGTCATCGCGCCACCGCGGCGGTGTGCAGCACGCCGTCGGTGCCGACGGTCAGCCGCCAGCTGGACCCGTCCGCGGCGGTCAGGATCAGCGCCGGCAGAGCCGGCGTGGTGCCGAGCTTGAGGTTCCCCGCATCGGCCCGCTCAATCAGCTGCATGGCCGCGTCATAGTCGGTGCCGCGCACGACGGTCCCGGCGGCGCGCGGCAGTTTGAGCGGCGGCGTGACGGGGCGGATGCTCACCGGCCGGCGCCCGGCGCGGTTTCGAGGCGGATGCGGCCCAGCTGCCATTCGCCGTCCTGCAGGCCCTCGATGCGCAGGCGCAGGCTGCGCACTTCATGGCAGACATCGATCACGCCATCCGTGCGCTCCTGCACGAACACGCCGAAATCGTCTTCCGGCCCGCCGGCTTCCCACTGGCCTTTGAGATGGAATTGCACCAGCTGCGGTTGTTTCAAATCGGGATAGATCGCCGACACGAAAATCCCGGTATCGCCGTCGCCGATCTGCAGGTCGCCGGTTTCGGCATAGACGGTCGCACCCCGCGGCTGCCCGTCATCCAGCCAGCCGGTTTCGTGCTGATAGATGTAGCCGTCGGAATCGCCGAGCAGCGGCAGCCCGAACGCGCCCGGCTCGCAACCGATCGAACGGTTGATGTGGCCGTGCGTCCAGAGATTATCTTGGTAATTCCACGTTACGTATTTGTCGGGGTTGGGCGAGTTGGTCGAGCAATAGCCGAAGGTTATTTCGGGATAGATACCATTGTGGAAACCATAGGTGTTGCCGCGCAGGGTCGGCACGATGTCGGAAAAGACGTATTCCGCGATCGGACATGGCAGCGGCCGGAGCGCGCCGTCATACATCCAGAATCCTTCGGCGCCGATCCAGACGGCGCGCCCGGTCATTGCGACCATGGATTCCGGGCCGGCGGGACCGCAGCCGCTGCCGATGCGGTCGACGCCATAGACGTAGGGCGGCCCGACATACGACGCCAGATGTACGTCGTCATCGCACCAGATCAGCACGCCTTGCGAGACGCGGCGCATCGAAAGGCCGGCGCCGGAGCTGCGCACTTGCAGGCTGCCGGCGGTGTTGGTGATCGTCGGCACCCAATCGGTCGGCAGCTCCTGGCTGCACCATGACAGCCGCCGCGGGTCGCCGTCGGCGCCGAGGATCATAATGTGCCGTTGATCGGTGACGATCATCGTGCGGCCGGCCGGTGCGTTCGGTACCGGCGTCATTACGGTATTCACCGGCAGCACGGGCGCCCATTGCATCAGCCGCCCGTCCGCCGATCCCATGACCAGCAGATTTTCGCCCCAATTGTCCAAGGTGACGCTATCGGACGGCACGGCGCGGGTTTGCTCGGATTCGCGCGACCGATGCGTACCGTACGCCTCCATGCCGTAGTCGCCGACGCCATAGCCGTCTGGAATGCCGCCGGCCTCCCCCGGCGCGAAATCGCCCGGCGACAGCACGGTGCCGGCGTTACCGTCCCACACCACCACTTGCGCCAGGCTGGCCGCGGCCACCCAGCGCAAGCGGTCGTTGTCGCGCCAGCTGAGGATGTTGCGCACGGCGCCATAGGTCTGCACGCCGGGCAGTTTCGCCCAGCCGCCCCACGGCCGAAGCACGCCCGACACGAAGCGGACCAGGCTCATGTCCCACCATGCCCCGCGCGTATCCTGCGGCGTGGCACGGCGGCCCGAGCCGGGCGGCAGCGTGACCGGAACGCGCTTCGACATCCGGGCTGTTACTTCTCGTCTTCGTCGGTGTGCGACAGGACGGTGCCCTCATGGGCCTTGTCCATGCGGCCGACGCCGCCGGGCGTGCCCGGATGTGCTTCGCCCGGCCGGTAGGGCGGCGGGCTTGGCAGCGGCTGCGGGCTGGCCGCCGGCCGCTGCGGCGGCTGCGCGGGCTGGGTCGTGTATTCCGGCGGACGGCCGGACGTGTCCGCCTTTCGCGCTTCGGCCAGGATCCGTTCCTGTTCGTCATGCGGCAGCGCGATAAGCATTGCCAGCGTGTAGTCGAGCACGCCCGCGCCGTCGCTTGGGGTGTCAGCCGGGCGCGGCGCTGCCGCCTGGTCGGGGAAGCGGTCGGGGTTCCACGGCCGTTGACGCGGCTCATGCGCGGGATCGTAGGGCGGCGCGCCGCGGCCCTGCAGCACCTGCGCATCGGTCGCCTGATCCAGCGGGCGCGGATCCTCGTAGAACTTGCGCTGCGCCATCGGCGGCGGATCGGTGTACGGATTCTGTCCGACGCTGCCACCTTCCACGTACACCGTCGGGCCGGAGGTCGGCACCACGCCGGGCCGTTCGGATGGATCGGGCGTGCTGCTGTGCGCCTGCACGCGGGCGGCGCGCTCGCGGGTTTCGGGGTCGTTTGGATTGCCGGGATTCTTGGCCATAGTCATTTCCTTCCGTTGCAGACTGCATCAGGGTTTTTCAAAAGCCCCAGTATTGAACCTTGATGATGAACATGATTCCGAGACTCGGCTGGATATTGTTGTGTGCCCAGCCGGCGCCGACGTAACTCGTGTAAAGGTTGTGTTGGTGCCCGCCCGCGTTGTTGGTGTAGCCGCCGGTAATGCCGGCCGCCGCATACGGGCCGCCGCCTTGGGTCAGACTGAAATCCGGCTGATTCACGTAATGCGAATGATCGCCGACATAATCCGTTGCGCCAGCGTGATAATGCGGCGCCAGTTCCTGTTCGGTGATCGCGTGCGAAGTCTCGCCAACTCGGCCGCCGAACGGCATCCAGTCGCCGCGATGCACCGGCACGCATCCTTGCATGTTTGGCAGGTTGAACGTGGTGCTGCCGTCGCCGGCCCCCCACGTGCCACCGATCAGCGCGAACAATTCGGAAAAGACCGATCGCGAAATCGCCGTGCCGTCGCAACCCAGCCAACCGCCCGGCGCCCCCCCGGTCGGCCATAGCTTGATGCTGCCGATCGGCTCGACATAGGCGCGGACGACGTTGGAGAGATACTGCACGGCGGCGGCGTTGGCATTGGCCTTCGCGTCGATCGCGGCGAGCAGCGCATCACAGAGCTGCCAGTTTTCGTTGGTGATGCCGCCCCACGTGTCGCGGTCCAGGCCGACGGTGGGCAGCGTGAAGCCTTCCGGCGTGGTGGCGTCAGCCATCGGCGCGCAGCTTTTCTTGCAGCTGGTTACGGACTTCCCCGAACACGTCGCCGAAGCGCGCGATTGAGCCTTGGGCGAGCTGCTGCAGAATCAGCTCCCATTGCGGCAGCGGCAGCTGCACCGCGAGCAGGGTCTGCTGGTTGACGGTCGGTTGCTGGATGTTCTCGCTCATTACGGTCCAATCAATCCGTGTGCTGTGAGGTCGGCGATGAGCTGCGCCACCGCTGCCGAGGTTTGCGCGAGCGTGGCCGTCGCGCCGTTCAGAGCCGCCCGGCTGCCGCCCGAGGCCACGCCCCAGCCGGTTTGCCGCGCGGTGACCACCTGATTGGCGCCGACTTTGAAAATGGTAGCCGCTTGAACCGAAGCGCCAAAAACGGCGGCGCTGCTGGCGCGGAAGATCGCCAGTGCGGTGCCGAGTACTGCGCCGCCGTCGTCAAACGTGACGAGTGCGAAGTCCGATCCGGAGTTTGATCCGGCCTCGGGGTTGGTGTTGCAGGTAATTTGCATCCGATTCACGCCTGCGGTGGTGAAGCGGAGGATGCGGTTGGTGGCTACCGGGCCGTTGATGATAAGCGGGGTTACTGCCGTATTGATGCCGGCGGTCACCGATGCGCCGCTGAATATCAAGTTGCCGCTGAATGTCGAGTTGCCGCTGAACGTCGGGTTGCCGCCCCATGTGCCGTTGATCGAGCCGCCGCCGGCAAGCGCCACCGAGCCGTTGAACGTGTTCGGCGCACCGTTGAAGGTCAGCGCGCCGGAATAGCTGTGAACGCCGGCATAGGTGCCGGTGAACGTGCCGCCGGTCAGTGTCGCGGTGCCGACGGGGACCGAGAGATTGCCGAGCGTGGCGCTTCCATTGACCGTTACGTTATTGCCGAACACTGTTGCGCCGGTCGCGCGGATGACAGTGATCGCGTTCGGTAACTGCGTTCCGGTATCGTCAAACGGGACCAGATTAAAGTCCGACCCTGCATTCGAACCACTCTCGGCATTGCCGTTCAGCTGCCATTGCATCCGCGCAACGCCGGCAGTCTGCCATCGGAGGATGCGGATGTTGCCCGCCGCCCCATTCAGGTTAATGGCTTGGGCGGCGGTGTTGGTCCCCATCGTCAGCGTGTTCTGGATACCCACCGCGCCGGACATCGTAACCGGGCCGGGCATCGTTATCGCGCCGTTGACGCGTGCGATCGTCAGCCAAGTCCCTTGCGGAAAGCCGGTGTCGCTGCTTGCCATGAACAGAAAATCGCTGCCCACGTTGCCGCCGCTTTCGGTGGCGGGGCCGGCGCCGATGGACCAACGCGCCGGGCTTGAGGCGCCGAGGCTGTTGAAATTGACCATGCGGTATTTGCTGGGCGGGGCGGCGAGCGTGAGGATTTGCCCTACGCCGGTCGCGTTGCTCAGGGTGAGCAACCCGGTCAGCGTGCCGCCGGTCAGTTTGAGATACGCGCCGGATACGCTGGTACCGAGCGCGTCGACGTACTGTTTCGTTGCCGCGCCGAGCGGCGCCGTCGGGTCTTTCGGCAGCGTTACCGTGCCGTCGGCATTGAACACCGTGACAAAGCCGCTGTTGATGATCTGAAACGCGCCGCCAGCGGCGTAAAACTGTGTCGCCCCGCCGAAGAACAGCGAACCGGCACCATCCGAGTAGCGCACCAATCCGGCGTCGCCGCTGGTATTGAACGTGAGCGCGCCCGCGTTGCCCCGAAACACCGTCGAGCCGTCGGCGAGCGCGGAAAGCTGCGCGCCGCCCGTGTTCAGGGTGATGCTGCCGCCGGGCATCCCTACTTCACCCGTGGCGCGATTGATGGTCAGCCACGTTCCTTGCGGAAAGCCACTGTCTGCAGAGGCATAGATGGCAAAGTTACTGCCGGCATTGCCGGTGCCCGTCTCGGCGGCATTGTCCATGCCGATATTCCAGCGCGCGGCGCTCGGCGATGTCCTGAACGCAATCGTCCGGCTCGTTCCGGCTGGCCCAGGGACTACCAACCCGAGGCTGCTTGACAGCGTGAGCGTACCGGTCAGCGTGCCGCCGATCAGCTTGAGATACGCGCCGGCCGCACTGGTACCGAGCGCATCCACATATTGTTTCGTGGCCGCGCCGAGCGCGGCCGTCGGATCGGCGGCCAGCAGCAACGGCCCGGTCAGCGTGCCGCCGATCAGCGGCAGCTTTGTATCGACATAGCGTTTCGTGGCGGCTTCCAATGCCGCCGCCGGATCGGCGTACAGGATCAGCGGGCCGGTGAACGTGTCGCCGTGAATGTTCGCTTTGAGATTATCAACGGTATCCACGTAGTTTTTGGTCGTGGCCTGCAGCGGCGCGGTGCCGGCGGGATCGGCGGACAGGATCAGCGGCCCGGTCATGGTGCCGCCGGCCAGCGGCACCTTGGCGGCGATGTTGGTCTGCGCCGTCTTAATCGTGGTGTCGAGCGTGTCGGAATTGCCGTTCAGCGCCTGCCCCCACACGTCGGGATCGCCGAGCACCGCCGGTTTCTGCAGTCCGAGATTCGGCGTGACATCCATTAGGTGCAGCCTCCCACGATAAGCGGCGGCGCCGGCTGGTAGGGCGCGCAGCTCGCCGTGTCGCGCAGCCAGGCGAAGCCGATCAGGGTTGCCGTGAAGAAAACGCCACCCTCGGGCGGATAGCCGCCGTACAGGCTTTCGCCAAAACGGCCCATGCCGAACATCCGCGGGGTTCCCGCGTCGACGCCGCCGATCAGCAAGCCCCAGGGCGGAATGCGCGGCTGGTCGCCCCCGCGCACGACATAGGGCTGCGGCACCGCCGCAGTCGCCAGCACGGTCGATTGCGCGTCGTCGCGATCGAACACCGCCATAACTTGCGCGATGCCCCAGGACTCGCCGGCTTGCGGCCACAGAATCGGCAGCGGGTTACTCCAAATAGCCGGATCGGTACCGGGATGCGCCAGCTCCCCCGTCGGCATCCGCTGATATCCGCGGCCGTGCAGCTCGGCCGCCGGATTGAGTGGATCGCCGATCGCCACGTGAACGCCCAGCAGGCCCAATTCGAGGCGCGCTATCGCGACCGCCGGAGCGGCGCGGCTGGCGGGGCCGGTCGGCGGCCACAGCGCGGCCAGCGCCGCGCTCAAAGGCTCACATCCCGCGAGAGTCGCGGCTGGCGGCCATAGCGTGCGACCAGGCGCGAGCCTTGGCTGCGCGCGCGTTCATGCTCGGCATTGGCGCGGAAAATGGTCGACTGATAGTTGGTTTGCCAGGTCGCCAGCCGGGAATCGTCGCGCAGGAACGGTGCCGCCTGCAGCAACGCGCCGTAGAGATACACGCCCGGATAGTTCGTCAGTACCCGGGTCGTATCGGTCAGGTTCGGCCCGAGCGATTGCCGCGCGTAGTAATCGAGGCGCACCGTCCATGGCATCCAGCCGGCCGGCAGCGGGTCCGGCGGCGCCGACCATGGCCGGATCTCCATGATGTCGCCGATGACCGTATAGGACCGCGGCGGCCCGGAGCTGGCATAGGTGATCGCCTCCGGCTCGGCATAGGCCAGATACACGTCGCCCTCGCCGATCCGCGCGCTCGGCTCGTAAAGCAGCTCGCCGCCGCCGACCAGGCCGATGCGGAATCCCTCGATGTAGTCGCAGGGGAGTGGAATCTGCGGGCCGGCATCGATCGGCTGTTCGGTGCGGACCACCATGCAGCGCGCGCGCAGGTCTAGATTGACGTCCTGTTCCGCGAGGCTAATGAAGTTGCCCACCGCATCGAAATCGGGGACCGCGCTGCGGAAGTTGGCGCGGTGCAGCCACGAAAGTACGGCGGTCTGCAGCTCCCCGCGCGTCATCAGGCGAGGCGCCCGCCGTTGTCGGTGCGCAGCTTGCGCACGTCGGGGTCGGACAGGAATTGCAGGAACCGCTTTTCATCGATCACCTGCATCCCTTCCACGATGCCGGCGGCGCGCAGCTGCGCGAAGACGACCATGGGAATCCGCGCGACGTGGCGGAAGCCGCCGGGATTGCGCGCCACGCGGGCGGCGTCGAAATCCGCCGCCTCCCGCGCGTTCTGGTCGAGCACCCCGGCCACGTCCTGCGATCGGCGGATGATCGGCACGCCCGTTTCCGGGTCGCGCGCGATTTCCGTGCGAATGCCCGTGGCCGGGCTGGTTTCGTCCAGCAGCATCAGCTCAGATCGCCGACCATCGCGTGCGCCTTCGGCGCGGTCACGCGCAGCGTGCCTTCGAACACCACGCCGCCGTCGACCGCATCGCCGGTTTTTGCGTACTGCTCCTGATTCATGTCGCGCCCGGTCAGCGGCGCGACTTCGGCATGGTTCGGATCGATCAGCAGGAAAGCGCCGTCCGGCATGAAGATGTCCGGCGCCATCTCGATGCGGCCGAAATCCGACAGGAACGCGTCGACCGCGCCGATGATCGTCACCGGCCGCGTCGGGGTCACCTGCGCCTGATTCTGCGCGGCAATCGCGTTGCCGGCGCCGCCCTGCGCCAGCCCGGAAAACAGCCGTTTGAGGCGCGGCGATGACAGGCCCAGCGTCGGCTTGCCGCCGACGGTGAACGCCTGCTGCATGGCGTCCGCGATCAGATCCAGCGTCAGCGTGCGCGCGGTGCCGTGGATCGGCGCCGTTACGCCGTCGCCGCTCGACAGGGCGCCCGTGCCGGCGCCCATGCTGCCGTTCGTGATGAAGCATTGAATGCTGCTCATCTGGCGGGGATCGGTCGCCGCTTTGACTTTATCGCGGGTAATCCACCATTCGAGGTCGCGCCGGACTTCCTTGCCCTTCATCAAACTCTGGCGGTCCCACTCGTCACCGCCGACGGTATCGGACGCGCGCAACGTGTTCGATACGGTCACCGTGCGGACCATGATCTGACAGATATTGGCGATGCGGGTAGGTTTCTTTGCCGGTTGGGCTAGGAATCTAAACCCTTCCGGCTGGATATTGGAATCTGCAGCGTTCAGTTCCTGAACGAGCCAATTCGTCGTCGTAGCCTCGGCATCCTCGCCGCGGCCCAGCGCCGTTACACACGGCGTTTCTTCAGGATCGATTTCCCAAATCATGTCCGACAAGTCTTCGCGGACATTCGTTGCACCATTTGCGCCATTCGTGACGTACGTATTCGATATTGCTGCGCCAAGGCTCGGAACGGCCATTGCTCAAACCTCCATGGGCCGCGCAGAGGCGGCCGGATTTTTCGGGGTCAGAGCGGCCGGCGAGTGCGGGGACGGCGGCTGGCGCGGCTTGGTCCCGTAAGGACTGCCGGCGGACTCGCTTTGCGCGTGTTCGTCTGGTCGCGTGCCCGGCGGCGTTGCTTGGTCCCTCTCGGGACTGCCATTTCCGGCGGGCCAGCGCGGAGGTTACTGCGGCGGCAGGCTAGGCCGTCAATGGGTACACGGCAGACGGGCCGGCGTACCCTAGCGGTCAGTCGCCCAGCTGCGTTTTGGCGACAACCTGGCCGCAGACTTCGCAGAATTCGTACACGCCGAATCCGCCGCCTGCGAAGCCTAAGCCCGTCGTGAAGCGCGGCGCTGGACATCCCAGCTTTCCGCACGCGCGGGCTGCGCCCATCTCGGGCAGCGCCTTGCGTGGCTCCCTTATCGTTTCTAGCTCGATATGGGTTGTGCCGTCCGTCGTCGCCTTGACCACTCCCGTTCCGAACATGGCCGCATCCGCCAGCGCCTTCGCATGGGCCGGTTCGTCACGGGTCATTACGACGTCAATTCTTTGATCGTCCACATTATCGCCGCCTCTAGCGCCGTCATGCCCAGCGATCGATAGCGGCCTGGTTTCACTTGATCGATGAGCGTTTCCAGCTCGGTCGCTTTGGCTTTGATGGCGTCGTGCAATGCAATCTCGTCAGCGGTCAGCGCCCGATATTTCGGACGAAACCGCGACACCGGCATTGCGACGTCATCGGATTGCCGCGCGTCCGGCGCCCCGTCGAAGACATTCGCCATGTCAGCCGTCCTTCGCGTTTGCCTGCGTCCAGGGCCGGAACGCCGCCAGGGCGTCCGGGGTCAGCGCCGGATCGGACCAGTCGCCGCGAAAGCATATCGCGCGATCATCGATCGTGACCCACGCCGACGGCTTTTCGCACGCGAACTCAATCGTCAGCGGCCTGGCCGGGTCGCGCGCGCCGCCGGCTTTGATCCAGGCGTTGCGCTGCTTGTGCAGCCATAAGCTCATTGCCGCGACGCCCGCGTCGCTCTTGCTGCGCGACGAATAGATGGCGATGCGGAAATGCTCGGGCACGCGCTCGATCCATTCGAAGAAGCCGGGCACGACGGTTCCATAAATGGTCCCGTCCTGCCATCCGCGTTCGTAGGAGTGAATCACGCCGTCAAAGTCGACGGCGATGATCGGGCGGAACGTCGGATCGGCCACGGCTAGGCCAGTCTGACGGGCGAGTTGAGCTGTGCATCGGGCGGCTGCACCTTCACCCCGCATTGCAGCCCGTACTGGCTGCCTTCCTGTTTCGAGCCGACGACATCGTAAACCGTATTGCCGATATACGTGTTGATCGGCGTTTTCTGCGACGCGCCGAGCCATTTCGAGATGTCGTTGACGGACACGAAGTTGCTCGGCTTGGTCAGCGCCTCGGTCACATAGACCGCATCCGTCGCGCCGGGTGGCGGCGCAATCGGAATCTCGATGCTCGGATTGCTCGGATCCACGGGCGGCGGTTCCACGGGCGGTTCCACGGGCGGTTCCACGGGCGGGTCGACGGGTCCAGCGGTCGGATCATCCGCGCCGGCCCAGCCGCCGCGATCGTCGCTGGCGTACCACCAGCCGCTGGCTTGCTGATAGATCACGCCGCCTTGGGCGTAGAGCGTGTCGACGTCATGCGTGGCCGGGTCGTGCGCGCCGTTATAGGCGATGCCGTAATCCGCGTCCGCGTTGTCCAGCTCGACCAGCTCGAAGCTGTTCCCTCCGGCGCTGTAGAGCACCAGGCCGGGCGCGGTCGCCGTGGTCCCGTCCGGCGACGGTTCGACGCTGGCCGGCGGGTCAATCGGCGGTTCCACGGGCGGGTCCACCGGGTCGGGCGGATCGATCACGTCGCCGAGCGGATTGGTCGTGCTGATTTCGTCGCCGAGCAGATCGCCGATGCGGCGACCAAGCGCCTCGCCAAGCGCCGGTTGCGTGCCATCGGACCAGCGCCAGCTGCCATCGCCGGGGCTGATATCCCACTTACAGAACCCCCACCACCGGCCGCCTTTGGCGCGGAATTCCACGACGCGATCGGCGAGCCAGTCGATCCAATGTTCGTCGTTGTGAACGCCATCCGGCCCGCCGCAGCCGCTTTCCGACAGCATCAACGGCTTGCCAAGGTCCAGCGCCTGTTGCGTGATCGCAGTCCATGGATTTTCGTAA